CCTGAGATGAATTTAAAATTAGAGATTTGAAATACAAATCTAAAATCCTTTTCTGGACATTTACTTGGACTAACTCTAATTGAATACGAGTTAGACGTTTTATCTTCAATATCTCTGACAGATAAAACTAATTCCCCATTATCTGGTGTAACAACAAGTGTATCCGCTCGAAACGTAGATGAGGCACGTTTTATGTTATTTAAATCTGACTCTGATAATTCAAATTCTAATTCACACTCAGGCATATCAATGTCTTTAGAGGGTGAAACAAGAATCTTAGGATCAGAAAAGAAATATTTAACAGATTGTGTCTTATCTTCGCTTCTAATAATGACCGATTTATTTTCTGATTCATATAAGAATTCAGGCTGATCGATCATGTCAATAGCATTTAAGAACTCATTAAGATCATAAATGCCAAAGTCTGATGGGAATACAGTATCTACTGTAGAGAATGCCATTATATTCTTAGCACCCGATACAGTCTTTAATATATTCCCTTGCTCAATCACAATGTTAGGGTTGATTGAAGCATAATTCGTTAATACGTTCAAAGTGTTTTCAGTTAGTTTCATTACAAATCCTCATAATTATTATTTGTTCTATTACTATATATACTTTTATATTATACACTATTTATAGTGTATTGTCAAGTATTTTGGAAAAATTCCTATCTTTTTGAAATTCAATCTTATTTCTAAACTTATTCTCTAATATCTCTCCTTTATGTGATATAACAAACAGATTACAATCTGTCATTGTAATCAAAATCTTAATAAGGTTTTCAATACCATCTGGATCTAAAGATGAGTCAAATGTCTCATCCAATATTAATAGATTAGTGGACATTGAATTCTTTACTCTAGCTACCTCCCTCCATGTAAACAATATAGCAAGATCTATCTTCATCTTCTCACCTTCTGAAAATGAATCATACGAAAAGATATCCCTATGCCTTGACTTAATAGTCTCAGAAAATGATTCATCTAAGTAGAACGATATATAGAAATCCATTATCTGAAGGTACTGATTAATAAGTTGATTAATCATTGGTAGGTATTGTTTAATAATTTGTGTCTTAATACCAGTATCTTTTAATATCTCATATATTACTGAGTTATAATTGTTCTTCTCCCCTAATTCCACACGGTCCTTCATACAGGCCTGTAAGGATTTATTTAGTCTACTTAATTCCCCATTAGCAGAGGCTAAGGATACATCGTTATCTAATGTTTCTGCGTTTTGTAGTTCAAATATAGAGGACAACAAGGTTTCCTTTGATGTTCTATAAGAATCTAAAACCCCATTATTAAGCGTTACTTTCGCATGCTTATCATGTAATTCCTTTAACTTAGACTCTATTATAATATAGTTATCATTAGAGTCTATAAGGGCTATCTTACATTCAGTTAATCCTTCTGTAAGATTCCTTTCCTTTTCTCTAGTAAGTTGAAGCTGTGATTGTTTAAATACATTATCTATATCTTGCTTACATATAGGACAGTCATCATTTTCCTCATAAAACTTGGACTCCTTAACAATACGTTTAATACCGGACTGAATTCCTATATCGTATTTACGGAGTTCCTCATTCTTCTGTCCCTCTAGACTCAATTGTTTAGATATATTCCTGATATCACTATCCAATCCCTTAGTTAGAGTAGTATTCTCTTGTTCTAAGTCAGAGATCTTAAGATTTATAGATTCTACTTCATCCCGTTTCTTATGTATATGTGATTCTGTTAGTACTTGAATTTCCCTAATATGTTTCCTTTGCATATTAATCGAATTTGTCTTTATGTTTATATTAGAATCAACATCTCTTAGTTCTTCTTTAATCTTAGATATATCAGCTTTAAGTAAGTTATTCATTACACCAAATACCTGTATATCTAACACATCTTCTATTACTTCACGTCTATGTGCCGAGTTTAATTGCATAAAAGGTACAAATGAAGAAGCACCTAGTACAACAATCTGATGGAATGACTTATGGTTAAGCTTAAGGATATTTTGTTCTAGGTATGTCTGATAATCTCTAACTGTAGAAGATTGATTAACCATTACATCATCAATATATATCTCAAACTTGTTAGGCTTTAAACCTCTTATAATCTTGTATTTAATTAAACCTATTGTAAAATCAACAGAGACTTCACAATTCTTTTGGTTAATAGTGTTAACTAGTTGTGCTTTCTTAATAGATCTATGAGGTTTACCAAACAATGCAAATGAGAGAGCATCTATCATTGTAGATTTCCCTGATCCATTATGACCTACTACTAATGTAGATGGTGACTTGTCAAGCTGTACTATAGTTGCATTATTACCAGTAGATAGGAAATTAATCCATTTTAGTGTATGGAATGTTATCATATTATTGAATCTCCATAGATTGGGCATTTCTATACAGATTCTGTACTACATTCTTTACTCTTTCTTTATCTAATTGTGTATCAAGTGCATCTATATACGAGTTTAATAGATCTCCTGTATCAGTTATACCCTTAGTATTTAATTCAGTATCTTCTATATTAGATATAAAATTTTCTGATATCTTAAGATCATGTACACCGATATCAAGAAGTTTATCAATAAAGATATCAAACAAAAATGGATCTGTTTTCTTTACAACAAACACCTTAATAAACTTATCCTTGTAAAAATCTGCAGATAATGCTGAGTAATTAGTTACTTCATCATCATAGTAAATGATCTCAAACATTCTAATAGGATTTAATACCTTCTCAATCTCTCTAGTTTCTGTATCAAGTACATGAAAATACTTCTTATCATTATGATCATTCCATGTAAACTCTATCTGTGAACCTAGATAACGTATATTATCTTGTGCAGATGCTATATGGAAATGACCCGATAATACTTGATCAAACTTTGATAATTCTGAAGATTTAATCCAACCATGGTGTTGGTGCATAATACCTCTAGATACCTCAAATCCTTGAAGTTCTAAATGAGCCCCAAGAATAGGAGCAGTTGTTGTTGAAATAAAGTCTTTAACTTCTTGATAATTCTGGGAAGTAATCCATGGGATTAATCCTATCTTTAGACCATCATAATCAATCTCAACTGGATCCATGTGTATCTTTACATTCTTAGTATAATAACCAAGTAATTCTTTAAGAGCACAAAGATCATTAGTATTCTTATGGTATACATCATGATTTCCAGGTATGATGTTCATATACATGTTCCGTTCAACCAAAGGTTTTAGAAACATATTCCTATTCTCATTAAGGGCTTTAAAGTTTACGTTCTTTCTTGATTCATAGTAATCCCCAAGGTGTAGTACTTGAGAGATATTATGTTTGTCACAATAAGGGAAGAATACTTCTTCATAAAATCTTCGCTGATACTCTATCCATATCCCAGAAGAGTTACGAGCACCAGCATGTGTATCATTCAATATAGCTACTTTCATTATATACCTATTATTCCTTTCTATACCATCGTTCGAGACCCTTTAACCGTCTAAAGTTATGACGTGTTTCCTTTGTGGCTGTCTTCTTAGAACGATCAATTATTGATATCTTTTCTTTAAGATGTTCAATAGTATCATCGACTGATACATACTCTGACGCCAGACCAGACTCTGAATAATGAAGAAAATTAGCATGATCTGCTTTTAGAGTAAACTCATTCTTAATATCAACCTGTTTATTTTCTTTTTGTATCCGTCTTATAAAAGCATAGAAACATATCTGAGTAAAGTAAGAGAATGCATTAGGAAGTCCTGTTCGTGTAGTGTAATCATATTTGTAGTTATTAATCGCTCTAAGACAATTCTCTACTGCGTCCATAACCATTTCATCTCTGTATGTATAACGTGCGAAATTAGATCGATTGGACAACTTAGATGCAATAGCCATAAAGGATGTTGCTATGTAATCTGTAACAATAGGAACCTTCTCTACCTTCTCTTTTGCATCGTTACATGCGTTTACATAATCAACAACCGCCTTAGAAAACTCTTTATTATTTAAATAATGTTTCGGATCAGTAGTCATAGTTATATCTCTTTTTATTATTATAGTATGTATTATACACTAAAATTAGGTAAATGTCAAGGGGGTTGACTTTTAGTTGAAAATGTGTTATAATATTACTGGTGATGCGGAAAAGGGGGAATATAGTATACTCAGTGAATTAATTCCGATGATGGTCTATAGTGTTCTTCAACTGACTCTTCTTCTTCTAATTCTAATTCTACTTGACGTTGTTGTTCTGCAGATTCCCTCTCTACTTCCTCAACCTGATTAATCATTATCATATATTGATACTTATAGGACGTATTACACTCAGCTGTACATACTATTGAATGTTTATAAAGAGTCAGTTTAATGTCATTAGGTTCAGAGAGATGCATGTATAATGAAAAAGAAGTAGAGTTATCATCTTTCTTGTTAATTAGAAAAGGTATTTCTATTATAAAGTGGTCATCAAACTCATCAAGGATATGAGTTATAATAGACTGGCCGGTAATTAATTGAATGTGTCTGATATCAGGTTTCATAGCTTAACCTCGTAGATGTCGTAATCGAATTTCTCTCTAGAGTAGATTTTGATACGTTCACCTGAATGTAATAGAGTATAATTCTGTCGTTTCCTATAATGTAGATCATCAGCTATATCAAATACTTCTGTTTCTTGTCCTGTTTCAGACTTTCTAAGTCCTCTACCGATAGACTGAAGTACTTTAATCTGTGATTTAGATGGTGATGCGAATATAATATTATGTAAATTCTTAATGTTAATACCAGTAGAAAATGTACCTAGAGATGCTACAATAATAGCATCATTCTCTTTCTCTGTTAGTTGTCGTATACGTTCTCTATCATCAGTAGGTGTTGCTCCTGATACAAAGAATACTTGTCTATCTCCAGCTGCTTTCTGAGATATCATTTTATATAGTGGTTCACCGTGTTTCTTAACTAGATTAAAAAGTACTAATGTATTACCATCTTGATCTAAGGCTAAGTTCTTTATAAAAGAGTTACGTGCCTCATTAGATACAATAAAGTCTATTTCTTCTTGATATGTTGCATCCTTTAGTGACTTACAAAGTATTTCCGGATATTTAAGAAGTAGTATATTAACAGATAATTTAGCTAATGTACCAGCATCCATTAATTCTTTAGTAGTTATTACTTTATATATAGGACCGAAATGACCCTCTAGTATAAGTTTATGACATTCAGCTGATTCATCAGGTACAGTTCCTGTTGTACCTATTCTAAAGTCAGCTTCTCTTAATTTAGTCATTATAGAAGTTAAAGATTTAGCTTTAAATGTGTGTGCCTCATCACCTATAATCATACCGTATCGTTCGAACCATTTGGTAGGAAGTTTATATATAGACTGCCATGTAGTGACAACTATCCGTCTATCTGTATTAAGTTCTTTACCAGAATAGATTCTATGAGCATATTCTTCTACAGAGAAGGAGTTATCATATCTAGAATAATCCTCAAAGTCTGTATACATCTGCTCTACTAATGAGGTAGTAGGTACCACTAGTAATACATTCTTATCATAATTATCTAAGTACCATCGTAGTACACAATAAATGATTAATGATTTACCTGAAGCTGTAGGGGATAATAAAAGAGATGACTTATTATGTATAGCATGGAGAATACCTTTAACCTGATATTTACGAGGCTCTATCTTAACACCTTTAGATGTTAGATTTAATGATTTTATAAATTGGACTAACTGGTATGCATTTATAGCTACTTTAGTATTAATAGAACCGTATGTGTCTGATCCCTCAAGTTCTACATTATATCCGCGTGTATCAGCAAATTCTTTAACATACGCAAACACACCAGATGGTATCTCGCGTGACATTAACTTAAACAGTCTGAACTTCCCATCCCAATATTTGTTCTTATAAGAGGGGATAAACTGATATCCAGGTACATACCATGAGAAATGCTCAGAGAGTTCTTGAGCTATAGAGGCTTCAGTATTAATATGAAGCATAGCATGATTAACCTTAGAGATTTTAATTGTATCCATTAGCTACCTGTCATAAACTTACGCCATTCAATAATGTTCTTAATGTTGTTTGACCTAAACCTAATATGCCCTAAAATCTCTTCGAGTGTTTCTTTGGTAATCTTAGAAAGATCTATTTTAGATGATAAGGCTTGTAGGTCTTTATCCGCTTTATAATAATGCTCTCTTTCCGTGTTTGTTTTTACAATAAGACCGTTAAATGGATCTAAGTCCCATCCTAACTTTTCTATTGTTTTAACATCCATTTTACCGGTATAGTAAAGCCATTTATCCTTATAAGTAAGTTCTAATTGAGTCTCAAAATGCTTCAGTTCTAACTTTGTTTTAGTAAGCATTTCAAGGTATTTGGCATGTAATGTAGCTGATTGCATTGAAGCATCATCTAAGGCTAAGGTATCAATTTCTACATCAGTTTTCCATTCTTTAAGTATATCTTCAATATTATAAATTATAGTTCTCCGGAGTTATTCTAATATCATATCAGTAAATTCAAATTCAACAGTTGATGTTACATATTCAACTGTTTCATTAATTGATGTAAATTCTAATGGTCCTATGGCTACAGGAAAGGCATTAGTAAATCTCATTTTTTTAATTGTATTATTTTTAGAATTCATAATAAGTAACGTTATATCAGATGATTTTTCAAGTGGTGTATTATCATCTGAAAACACTATATCCTGAATCCAATCAAAAATCTCTTTATAATTCTCTAGGTTCTCATCTATTATAGTAGTAATTGATAATGGGGAGAAGTTAAGCTTATGGGAATATACTCGAATTTCTCTTTGAGGTGTTGAATATGTAGGATTGTCACCTTCAATTGAAATCGCAGGTACAGAAACTGAGGTACAAAAATATTCAATATTAGGTATTTTACCTACTACTAATTTATAATTAAGTGGTGATAGGAAATTTATATTTTTTGCCATTTCAATGAAATCCTTAGTGTTCTGTCTATACCACTATTTATACTCATAAAAAAAGGACCCGATTAAGGGTCCTTTCCAATTTTGTCCTAAGGTAGCCTTAGTTCAATATTGACCTGCTATGTAATATTTAAAACATTCATAGTACGGAAGTAGGTGTTTTCTCCAGCCAAGCTACCAACATAAGGATTGTTAACCATACCATAACGAGTTTTGAACCCGATACGTGGTTGGAAGTCATCCGCACCAATAGTTTTAACCATTGTTAAAGGAACGTATGGGCAGTAGAATAAACCTGCATCATATGGATTAGTACCTTTATAACCAACAGTTATATAATCAGCTGCAGCATATGGATCAACGAATACTTTGATAGAACCATTTAAAACACCAGCAAATAATGAACCAGTATCATCAACTTTCAATTTAGTAGACAATGCAGGTGCGTAATCAAGAACACCTGAAGCTGCTAATACAGAAGCTACGTTAGAAGAACAGATGATAAAAGAACCTTTACCACGGCGAGTTGCAACAGCAATCGCGTTAGCTTCTAATTCAATTTTAACACCTAAGTTTTTGTATTTCTCAACAGCCCAACGACCATCGTTGCTACCAGTAAATGTTGCTCCGGTTGCTGCGATATTCCAACCTGGAAAAACACCACCTACTGCAGTTCCAGTACCTTCAGAAATTTTAACAGCATCAGTATTAATTTTTTCTAATACTTCACGGTTAATCTCAGCTAAGATTTCAACTGAAAGGATATTTGCTAATTCAGACTCAGCATTTAATCCATGAACAGCTTTCAAATCTTGTGCTAATTCCATTGTGTACTCAGCTTTCAATGCACGAGATTGTGCAGTAACAGTAGTCTTGTCAATGGTGAAACCCATTTCTTTGAATGCTGTACCACCTGGACGACCCAAATTCTCAGCAGTTGTAGTAGGATATCTACCAGACCAAGAAGTATCAGGTTTATTAAGACCTAGTGCTTCAACATCAGCCGCTTGAACTACATCGATAGGTAGAAAACTACCAACATCATTAGTAACAAGAGCAGTACCACCAGATTCAAGTCCAGCAGTAACATCAGCGGTCGTAACTACACGACTCAAACCAGTACCAGGTGTTTTCTCGCCTTTATATAAGCTTTTCATAGCGAAGATAAGACCAGTAGGACCGTTCATAGGTTGAACACCTGCGACATCATAAGCGATGACATTAGGCATTGCGCGACGAACTAAGTTAATTAAAATAGGATCCCAGTTATTACCCTGTGCAGCACCATCAGTAGTTGAATAACCCATTGCAGTATTATTTGCAGGGGCTTCTGATAAGAAACCAGATTGGCTTCTTTCTTCAGCTAGTGCTTTTTCAGTATTCTCAAGCAAAACAGTTGTAATTGCTTTTTTATGAGGATCCGTGATTTCTGGAGTTCCTTCTGCATTAAGTACAGGACTCCATTTTTCCATTAAGTTTTGTGAACCAAACATATTTATTTTCTCCGTTAGAAAGATTGATTTTTATTGATAGCAGATACATATGCTGCCATTGATGGACTTATTAAAGTATTATCGGTATTAGAATCCGCGGTAAGAAGTTCTTCTTCTACAGGTGCTGATTTAACCTTAAAATATGATTCTTTAATTGTTTCGATTTTAGATGTGAATTGCTCTTTATTATCATAATCGATTGATTCAATTAGAGAATTGAATTTATCAATATCAAGCTCAGTCATTCCGATACAAGCTTCTGCAATAGCTTCAGCTTTCTCGTGATTATGAACTCTTTCTGATAATGCAATACCATGTTGAACAGATTCATTAAGTTGTTCTTCTAGTTTCGTAACTTGCTCAGCAAGCTCATCAACCAAAGATACTTTATCTTCTGGTACATCGATATTGTGATTAACAAACACATCTTTTAAAGATGATATAAATGATTCAGTAATCTCAGTTCTTAAACCAGACTCAATCGCTACTTTGTTGTCTTCTACCCATTGTTCAACAACATAGTTTAGATATGAATCTACTTTATCAACCAAAGATTCTCTAACTTCAGTAGCAGCTTCTTCTAGTTTAGACTCATAAGACTCTTCTAGTTTAGCAACTTCTACTTTAAGTTTAGATGAAATAGCAGCTTCAAAGATTAGTGCAGCTTTGTCTTTAAATCCTTCAGCTAAAGATTCTTCACCTTCAACTAATGCATTTAAATCATCAGAGAAATCAACTTTGGCTTCTTCGACTTCTTCGACTTCTTCGACTTCTTCTTTCTTTACTTTTTTAGCTTCGTCTTCGTCATCATCTTCGACTTCTGACTCATCGTCTTCGACTTCGACTTCTGCTTTATCATCTTCCTCTTTATCATCTT